TAGGAGGTTTCTTACCACGTAAGGTAGAAATCTTTTTCATAACTTTCTTAACCGCTGGTTTGACTGCTTTCAATAGTATGTCTGCCAGCGGTTTTGCTAGTAATGCTGATGATGTAGCGATGACAGCAATACCACCTACCTGCATTACCTGTCCACCACTAGGTAGACCAGCAAGAATTTGTGTAGGAAGTGATACTGGTTCTGTTATCTGGACACACGTCTTATCAATGAGTTTATAACCAACAACTTCCTTTCTAAAACCTTCCACTAATGTTCCTACAGGTTCTTGTGCCTGCTGTACCTTAGTAGGACATTCTATTTTGGCAGTAGATGGTGGTACTCTTGGTGTAGGAACCTCAGTAGTAGGTGGAGCAGGTTTTTCAGGCGACTGGGTTTTTACTTTAGGTGTGGGTGATCTAAGATTTTGATTGGGTTCAAAGTTGAGAGGATTAAATGATGGCGTTTGTCCATCACAAAGGATAAGAGTTCCATTTGGATCATCATCCAACTGTGTATTTTTTGGATTCCTTTCTTTATTTGCCTCTACACATCCAGGAATATTCACAATGGGAACACCTATGTCAACAACCGTTGGAGGTGCAACAAATAGTACACTAGGATCATCAAACATCCATGAAGGTGGTGATTGAATATCAATCTGACCGACATTCACAGGTTTCACATTAATGTTTTTTAAACTAACATTAATGTCATTGATAATAATATCCTGCATAACCTAATCAAAATATAGGAATTGCTGGACTCGTAACTGCAGGAGCACCACCACCAACATTAGGGGGAGCAGGAATAGCACCACCTGTTACATCTGGTACTGATGGCATTAGACCACCAACAATACCAGGCACTGCATCCATGACAGCTTTTTTTACTTCTTCTGTTGCCTTTTCTCTGGCGTTTTCAATAAGAACGTCAGCATTTTTGTAAAAATATACGCCAGTACCGACGATACTAAAAGATACAAGACCAGAAAGTAAAGCAATACCATTAATTATTTTTTGCATAGTAACCTCAGAGTTTATAGGATTCATCTGTAGAAATTTTGATTGGTCCTTGCTCAAGACGAATAGTCTGTGAAGGTGCAGTCTCTGCTGCTTTTTCAATCAATCTTTCCATCTGTTCTTTGGTGATACCACCACCACCATTACTACTACCACCTTCTCCTGCTTTCTTCGCTGCCTGGACACCAAAAGTAGCCAAAACTCCGGTGAAGACGCTGGCTATAAAAGTCGGATCTAGTTTCTGTTCGGGGATTCCCAGTGCTGGGGGTAGTTTAATATAAGCGAGCGTGAGTATTCCGCCGCTCCAAACAAGGATACCAAGCCTAACAAAAGTAGACAGAATAGCAAGTTGCTCTTCCTTGTCATCAGCTGCCTCCTTAAGTTTACTAAGAATACCTTTCTTTTTAGGATCTTCCTTTTTTACTTCTTCAGACATTTAAGTGATGAAAAACCATATCTATTTATAATTTACATTAAAAAAGACTCTCTATGAGATCTGTTAATCAATATCGATATTCTTGGATTCTATTCAACACCTTATTGAGATATTTATGTGCTAGATCTTTTTCTTTCTGCCAGACATCTTTCGTTTCCTCATCAACTTCATACTTGAGTTTAAGAACATGACATATCAGTTCATCTTTGTTCAATTGATTCTTTGGCATATTACAAAAAAAAGGACCTTACTCAGTATATAGAGTAAAGTCCTTTTTGTCTGTTATTGAATTGGGTTTTGTGCTGGTATCAACATACCACCATCAAAATGATCATCATCATCAACGTCTTCCATGAATATAGAATGAAGTATAAAAGCACCCAACATAAAGGTTGCTAATAATATCATCAGAAAATTCCTGGAATAATCTGACCTGTGGTTGCGTATGCTCCGATTGCTGCAATAACTCCAATCATTGCTGCCCAACCGTTAATGCGTTCTGCTCTTTCGTTCATTGTTTTTGCTCCTGAGTTTTGTTGTAAATAATGACTCTGCCATTTTCATGAGTGAATACTAATTCTTCATCATGGCCCCAACAGAGTTCTTCGTATAGGGCATTTAGTTTCTCCATGTCTTCATAGAGTTGATTAGGATTTGTCATGCTGAAAGAATTTCATTCCTAAAATAGCAAGACATCAATACAGTTCCTCTTCTTTATTTGTTTCAATAACACAATTACTAGTAGGATATGCTACACAAGTGAGTACAAATCCTTCTTCAATTTGATCATCATCTAAGAAAGATTGATCCGATTGGTCAACAGTACCACTCACAACCTTACCTGCACATGATGAACAAGCACCAGCACGACAGGAGTAGTTCATATCAACACCTGCTTCTTCAGCAGCATCTAGAATATACTGGTCGTCCTCGCAGGTAACAATTTGTTCTCCATCAGGAGTGCGAAGAGTAATGTTGAATGTCATCGTAGTTGTGTAAAATTAATTTTAATTATATAGAAAATTTGATACTATGTCAAGTATCAAGTACTAAGTTCAAGATAGAATTTACTTTGATCTGATGGTGAGTTCTCGTAGATAGAACTATCACCATACTCTTTGTGGTCTTTGTATCCAACCATACGACCTTTCGTATTTTGGATTGCTCCCATCATAGCAATGATCAAGAAGATTGCAGGTGGCCCAATAATAAGAGCACCACCAATCACATAATAAGTCAGTAGTTCAATCATCAGAATCCGAACGCTCCAAAGAAAAATACGCTACCACTGAAAGCATAAGAGACAACAGCAGCAACAAATCCAAGCATAGCAGTCCGTCCATTTAATTTCTCTGCTTTTTCAGCATATGTCTCGTAACCATAACGTTCTGCGTCGGTCTCAGAGATATACATTCTTGGTTCAGTGGCGTACATGTTTGTACGTCCACCGTCTTCTGTTGTTACAGTCATGTTACACTCCGTAATGAATCTTTACATAGTATATAGGAAACATAAAGTTTTGTCAAGAGTCATATGTCTCGGGTTTCTCTTGAGGTGTAGATTCTGATACTCTTCCAAGGTATGGATCATAGTCCATTATTTCTTTAGCATTCAGCATAGATCCATTCGCCTGCCAGAAATTGCGAATACCATCATGACTATTCTTATGGAAAATCTGAACATGCTCTTTATGAATTGCAGAAGGGAACTCAATTCGGTATAGGAAAAATGGAGCTGAGAATGTATTTCCAGAATTATAAATCAAGTCATCTGCAACTGCTCTGGGTTTTGATCCCTGATCAAGTTTAAATTTATCACCACGACAGTGCAGTCTCACTAGTTTTTCTGCATGATGTCTACTAACCACATAACATGCAGTAGAGAAATCATTTACAAATCTCTTGTGCAACTTCACATAGATGTTTCCTGTGCAAATAATTGACATCTGAATGACATCCCAGTCGTATGGGAAATATGCATAAATTTCAGACCAAGTAAAGTTCCAACAATTTGCGAGGGAAAGATCACAATCATCTTCCATCATGATTGCGTATGGAGAATCGCTGGTCTCCAGGTAGTGCTTCATTGCCTTGAGGTGAGATGTAACACATCCAACTTCACCCGAAGACATATTATCTGGATACCGACCTTTCAGAATATCACTTAGATCATTATCACCTCTACCGTCACATGCAGAAATACGTTGATAGTTTTCAATCCCCCAATACTTAAATTGGTCCTCCATCCACTGCCATCGCTCATCCTCACCATCAAGATTGATGCAATAAACAGGTCCGAAATTTTTTAGTTTGTATGCGGATCTATTTTTTTCAGAAAAGTCAATCATTGTCCTATCAGATTACTAATGTTTTTTAGATAATAATTTTTAAGTATTGATTTCCATGCAAAAGTTTTTGCATATTCTCTAATCTCTCCTCTCATTGTGAGGGAAATTTGCCTATTTTGATGAATCATTCTCTTCAGATACTCAATATCTGTACATGCAGATTCTGGAAGCACCGAAATAAATTCTAAACTTTCATCAAGATTTGCAGATCCCCATTCCGAAACTACAACTCCGAGACCAGCAGCAAATGCTTCCATAATAACAAGAGGATGTGCTTCACCATCACTCAATAAAACAAGGTTTGCATACTCAGTAAGATTATCATAAAGATAATCCTTTGTCCATTCACCAAGATAAGAAGAATCCTTTTTAAATTTATCGTCTGCAATGTTACCAGCAAAGTATAGATTTGGAATATCTTGATAGAGATACTGGCGTTTTCTGCTGTCAATTTTTGCAAGATAGATTGATCTATCTGGATACTTGATATTACATTCTTTAAATTTAAATTTTTCTAGAGCAACTCCGTTTGGATTAAGGAATAGTTTTTCTCTAGGAATATCCGCATACTTATGATAAATCTCATTAATATCCTTAGATAATCCAAAAACATTTGGTTTAAATTCAGTAAATGAATCAAACACTCTTTGTTTATATGGACCCATCATCTCAGGTCTCTCAGTATATGCAAAGTGAGTTGTTACTGCACATGGATATTGAATCCATGGATATAAACCAACCCAATCATCATAATTGATATGAACAAAATCAGGACGATACTCATTAATCATTCTAATAATACTAGAAGGATCTCCAGTGTTGATGATTTGTACTTCATGACCCATCTCATTCAGAGTTAGTTTCATGTCCCATATAAGGGATTCTACAGCACCCCATGCCTTTGGTGGTATGGGTGTATTAGGACCGATTATACTTATCTTCATTTTGAAATGATACTCTCAATATTAGCAACATACTTATCAATCAACTTAGTTAGAGAGAATATCTCCATTCCATACTCTCTGATCTCACTTCTATGAGTAGAAGAATATTCTCTATTCTCATTAATTTTTTTCTGAATATACTGAGGATCATCAAGTTTATCATCTGGGATAATAGTAATAAACTCTTTACTTGTGTCAAGTTCTGCAGCACTATGTTTAGAGATAACGACACCAAGACCAACAACTAATGCTTCTTTGATTGCAAGAGATGTTCCATTCTCACCGTCACTGAGAAGAACCATATTAGCGTACTTGGTTAAATCTCTACAAAGATCTTCTCTCGCCCACTCTCCCTTATAATTATTTCTTGATTTATCAAACAGAGTTCCAGATTCAAACTTACCAACAAAGTCAACACCAATTAAATTTTGATACTTGTCTTGTTTCTTTCTCTCAGAAATCTTACCAAGATAAATTGATCGGTTAGCGTATTCACAGTCTTCACTATATGCAAACTCTGGATCATTAGTTCCTTCCATCAACCAGAAAAGACGATCTTCTGGCCATCCATGCTTCTGATACCATTTCACATCCTTTGGCGAGACAGCAAAGTTATAGTACATGTGTTGGTGACTAACCATCCACTCAGAAACTCTCCAGTATCCATCACGACGATGCCAAGAAGGTTGATCAATGTATGGATAATGACTACTAAAAAGAATCGGACAGTCTACCTTATCATGAAGATACTCTACGACAGGATAGAACATATCATAATGGACATGAATAACATCAAAATTTCCATCAATACATTGAATTGCAACTTGTTCCACCTCAGGAACATTGATGATCTCTCCAGTATGTCCTTTCTCACCTAAGATACATGCCCTATCCCAAATTTGTCTCTCCAATGCCCCCCAACCATCTGGAGGAATTGGCATAATACCAGGACCAACTAAACAGATTTTCATTTAATATTTCTCCAATAATTAATTGTATCACTAATTGTTTTTTCCAAACTAATTTTCTGTTCCCAGTTAAGAAGTTTCTTTGCCTTATCAATATTACCCAAAATTATTGCCTCATCTGTTGGTCTGAGTAAAGATTCATCTTGATAGATTTCCCTGTCCCCAACAATAGCATTAATAATATGATTTACTTTAATTGCTTTATCAGATCCAAGGTTTATAGTTTCATTTTCAAGTTTTTCGCATAAGATAAGACCTTCAACCAAATCACGAACATCTACAATAGATCTAACTGCCTCCATATTACCGACAGGAATAGGACCTTTACTAACAACCTTCCTCATACAAACGTCAGAAATAAGATCGTTCTTCTTTCTTGGTCCAGTACAGTTAAAGATACGAACATTCACATAATCAATCACTCCCATCTGATGGTAATTTCTTACAATATGTTCTTGACACAACTTACTCGTACCATATGGAGAGATTGGAAGAGTTGAAGAGTTCTCATCTGGTGGAGTAGACCAATCAATATCACCATAAACAGCAGAAGATGAGGCGTTAATGATTAGAGGTTTATGTTTTACAACTCTACATGCCTCTAAAAGGTTCTGTGTGCCGATGATATTTGTATCAAGTGTATGCTTTACATGCTTGAATGATACATCTGGTCTACTCTGTGCTGCTAAGTGAAAGATAACTTTTGGTTTATAGATCTCAATAATCTTAACCACATTTGAAAATGACAGCAGGTCAAGTTTTTCCTGTCTCTCAAGTTCTTTCATAAAATCATCTCTCTCATCAATTGTTGGTTGATGATAAGTTGCTAGGACATCTTTACCTCTAGATTTCAGAGACTCATACAAATGAGTACCCATCATTCCGGCAGCGCCTGTAATTAAATACTGAACCATTTTCTAAAGTTCTCCAATCTCTCTGGTGTTCCAATATCAAATTTTTTACAATTGATAGTTTGATAAGTCAAGTTCATATTTGGAAGTATATCATACTCCAGACTTAAAGGCAATTTGGAGGGGAGATCCAAATCCTTCTTATAAAATTTGTAAATACCCGAGTTTACAAGGTGGCGATATCCCTTTGCACCAATATTCTTTTCAACAAAGTTGGATACTTTACCTTTATCTCCAATGATATACCCCTCATCACCTTGAATAATATCCTCGGTTGT